AAGTTCTTAATGATAAAGTGACAGAAAAGTAAGGCGATAAAAGTATTATTGCCGAAGAAGTAGATAACAAGGGTGAGAAACCCGTATTGGCGAGAAGCCAAGGAGATGACAGTATGACAGAATTACAAGCAACTTCTTCCATTTTTGCCAATGCTTCTCTGGCATCGTTAGCATCCATACCATCAAACATCTTCAATGATTTGCTTGCTTGTTGTGCGTTGGCTCGTTCTTTGCCAAGTGCGGATTTTAGGGCAGTTGTATTTTCCAACTCATACCCATTTGTGCCTGTCACATTCAACAAAAATGAACCATCCTCTTGTTCTGAATAAAAGGTTGCAATGGATTCATCCACCCCATCTAAATTGATTAGTGTTGCTTGTAATTCTGTCATACTGTCATCTCCTTGGCTTCTCGCCAATACGGGTTTCTCACCCTTGTTATCTACTTCTTCGGCAATAATACTTTTATCGCCTTACTTTTCTGTCACTTTATCATTAAGAACTTTAATAGACAATACCTAATTTGGCATCTTCTACGGTGTGTGTTGGTGGTGGTGTATGTTTTGATTTATCGGTAATCTTGCCACCAAACCTTTCAACCATCTTCTTGGCACTCAGCAGGTCAGTGTCTGGTTCTCCAACCCAACCGTATTCTTTTATTATTATGTCAAACTCTAAGCCTAGGTTAAGTGCTGTTTCTAGGAACTCGGTCTTTTTATCTTCGTCAGTCTTCCATACTCCATCGTTTATTGTTGCTGTTATGCTGTCAAATTGTACTGTTATCATTTTATCACCACCCTCTATTCCCCATAAATGTTTGTAAGTTTGTCAAATCGTGAAATATCACATCGTTGTACCAAGACGAGTTTACGATTGCCTTCCTGTTGCCTCTGGCTAGATTGATAATTAAGTCAAACAATTCAGGGTCTCGCCTTGCAAACATCATGGGGTTTTCATGTAGATGTTGCAACGCCATGCTTGTGATTTCTGTTCCAGTTGCATTTGAGGAATACCATCTGCCTGAGTATGAGTTTATGAAATCATCTCGCCAACCCGTTTCAAGATTAGCGTTGATGGGGTTTAGTGCCTTATTAGCAAGTTGCTTAAAACTCGCTTTGTCAGTAACTGTTCCAAGCCCTTTTGCCTTGATGTCTTTCAAGATTCTTGATTGTAAAAACTTGTGAATCGTTTCGCCCCAATACACGTTGGATTCCTCTATTAAGTGACCTGTTTCGTGGACAAACACCTCAACAGAATCTGCTTTTGAACACACCATGTTCCGCTTGCTCCAATCTGTACCGTCTGCCTTTTTAGCCCATTCACCTAGTCTACTTCCATCTGATGATGCGTTTGCTCTTGCATTCTTTGATGCCTTTGTTGCAATCATGTTGAAATCTTGCAGACCCTCATTGCGAACACCCGCCATTGGGTCTTTCTTCACAAAACTTTGATAGTATCCTACTGTGTCTGGTTTGGTTTTTAGCCCTGTTGTCAAGTCCCTGTGTTCTATTTTGATTCCAGTTCGTGCATCTCTGTATCCTGCCGCATCCTGTTTCACAATCCTGTTTAAGAATGTTCTTGAATCACGAACTTTACCTATAACATTATTTGGGTCGATTGAAGTTCCGTGCTTGTTGTAACCTGACTTTTGAAACCTTGTGCCTTTTGGTACAAGGTTTATTTCATACGACAACCCTTCACCCTCGATTGCTATGAAGTTGTGCATATCCGATTGCATCGTTTTTAGAATCGAACGATAATCATCTCTGGCTACTCTATAAAGTCTTCCTATTTCTTTTTGTTTTGCTAGTTGTATATTATTGAAGTCATCTAAGAGTTCTTTCCAACCTGTCTTACGCAATCTCATCTGCTCCAAAACATGTTTTTTCATTTTCATAGTTTCCATTATGATTTCATCGTATGCTTGATTCGCCATTCGGAACTTTCTTTCAGCCGCATCAACAATTTCATCATACTTTGTTGCAAACTTTTTGTTCATAGCCGCACGAAGTTCAGCACCTTCCATATTTGCTGTTGATACTTCTGCCCCAGTTACTTCTGCCGCAGTTACTTCTCGGACAGCCTCACGAGTTGCTTGTTGTCGTACACCCGTCTTCTTCCTTGTCACTTTCTTCGTGACGGTCTTCCTTATCACTTTCTTAGTGACAACCTTCTTGGGGGTAACTGTACCTGCAAGTTTTGTTGTGCGAGGTAATCTTCCGTGTTTTATTTTGTATGCTTCAAGTGCTTCTAGTTCCTTGAGAGTCAGTGACCTGTACCTGTTGTCAACGAACCTACTAACAGGAACTTTACCTCTTCGGAACAGTGTTGCTCTCTTTCGACCAAGCACCTCATTCTGAATTCTCTTTGGTTGATTCTTCAACCACTCACCGTAGTTCATCTTTGCAGGAACTTGACCATTCATTGATGCCCGTGTTCCTACTTTCGCTTCTTTGAGTTTTATGCCTAGTTCTTTCCAACTTTTAATAACAGGAACAGTTGTCGAACGACATTGGTGGTGCATGGGTGGTCGTGGTCCTTCGTAGATACCGAACACCTGACCATCCAACGATATACAAACATCTGTGGTTCTACTATCCAGTGTTGCAAGATAGCGAACACCTTTAATCACTTTCTTGTTGTCCTTGTATGTCATTTCACGAGCCTGTGTCACAATGTGACTAACAGCAGTTCTAACAATAGTCTGTGCGTGTATTCGTGAAGTGTGCATCACACCATCAGTAAAATTAGCCGCCCGTGTTCCCGTAATTCTGTCAACGATTTTTTTAGTGGAATCTCCTGTTGCTACACCAATACCAACTTGGTCTGCAACCGCTTGTTGTGTATTTGCCCCTAACCCCTCGTACCATTCTTTCAGGAATCTACCCTCAAACGGCTTGCTTGTTGCAATAGAACGAAGAGTTGCTAACGAAGGGGTTGTAATGTCAGCAATCATTCCTGTTCCTACACCTTCATCAATGATGCTTTGTAATACATTCCTTTGGAACTTTGCTTCATAGATGCCGATGTCTTTCAAACTGCTCTGTAACCTAACCCCTGCTTCTTTGTAGCCACCTCGCAATAAACCGTCTGTTGCTTTAAGCATCTCTCTGTATTGTTGCGTAGTCCAAGGTCCTCTGTCCAAACCACGGGATGCTATTCTTGATAACCTTGTTTCTAGTGTCCTAGCAACATCAGGAAACACTTTGTCATTCAAAAATGACAACATGGAGTTTACCTCACTTGTTTTTAGTCGTTCTAAAAACACAGCATGCAAAATAGCGGAGTCTTGAATAGTACCATTAACACCCATTGTTGCAACTTGCATCGCTAAGTTACGAACTCTGCCCCCTTGCGCTCTTGATAAAAGATTATCTATTAAGGTTGGTGGCATTTATTGGTTCTTTTTCCACTTGCTTGGGCTGAGACCCTTGACAACATTCCTCTATTAACTGACCGCACGAAGCACACTGCGTGTGTCCATGTACTGCTACTAAGTGAAGAACGCTTCCGCACCTCATACATGCAACTGCGTTGCGATAATTTTGTGACATCTGTGCTTTGGGAATCGTCATTAGTCTTATTTGCCTTTCGGGTTATGTGTTGGTTGTCAATTTACTTCTTTTTCTTCATCTTCATCTTCTTCATACGCATCCGAGTCTGGTTCTTCATCGGCAGACGGGAGAGATAGAGAGGCGAGAGAAGGACCTTCCTCTTCAATAGACACCAACTCTTCTTCGATGTCCACCGCTTCTGAAAGCAAGCCACGCCTCTTGACTTCCCGTAAAAATGTTTCCGAGGTAATCTGCGATAGGCTACGCATTTGAATAAGGCTCTTAATATCGTCAACAGCCCGTTCAGAAAGACCAAAGTCGTTGTTGATGTCAATGTAGAAATCATCTGGAAGTTCAAGTTTAATCCATTCCGTTGCATATTCAAATGCTTGTCGTAGTGTATTTTCAAGTGACCGTATCCATGCTTGTATTGCTGTGTGTGTTCTTGACTCGTCTAACGCTCTGCCTGTTGCAGTCTGGTTTCCAGTTCTACGCATCAAAGGCTGAAGACCAAGAACCTTCATTCGTTCTTCAAGTTTGTCTATGTCTTCTTGACCAGAAGCAATGGCTTTTCCGTTGTGTTCAACATACGACACCTTGGCATCTGAATTAGTTGAACGGATAAGTTGATTCGCACCTATTGTCAACCCTTCTTCCATCTCTTCATCAGAAAAACCTGCCGCAAACAAAAGACCGACTCTTGCAAAGCGGAGTATATTTCGTTGGTCGGACATGCTTTGCCAATGAGCGAGATTCATCCAAGCCAAATCTTCCAGAGGTGGTGTTGCTGTTAGTGTGCCTGTCCGAGAGACATAGTAAGTAACCAATGGGACTTTACCGAACGAATGTGTTCCTTCCCCAACCAGAGAATAATCTTCTTCGGCTTCAGCATCCTTTCTCCATAGTTGCCAATCGGATGGTGTGAAGACACGGATGTAATCTATTTCTTTATCACCAAACTCTCCTTGTGGTTCTATTTTTGATTCATGTATACGAACTTGGATTAACACATCTTCTCCGCTTGTCGATGTTTCTGTACGCCAACCAAGAATCTGAGTCGGCTTAACATGAACAAAGAGTGGTCGAACACCAGAGGCTCGTTCATCTGCCAGTGTTGCTGTTGGAGAGAACTGAGGGAAGTCAACAAGGATGTGCGTACAACCATAAGTAACACCTGCTGTGAATATGTCTTTTGCGAACTGCGTGATGTCACGACCGTTCATGTCCATGTCATCTTTCATGTCTTCAATTCGCTCTGGCATAGTTCCTTGACATGTAACAGGTCTACTAAATGGCTTTGCCACAAGTTTCTCAATGGTGTCTCTAAAACCGTTGTACAAAAATGAACGAGAGAGTCGGTTGGTGTAAGATTCGGGAGACTCACGAGGCTCACGAGCCAACCACTTTTCTTTCCCATTACGCATTGCTTGTGTACCACCCAACAAAGCGTGAAGTAAATCCCACTTCTGTGCCATGTTGTCATATTCAATGCTTGTTGTACTTACTTTGTGTGTTTCGCTTTGGTGTGCCATTGTATTTATCTCGTATATTTTTACAAACTTGTCTAACTTGTTATCTTAATCATATAATTTATTGTTGTGTAGTTGGGTGAAATGTTGAATGCCCAATTTGATTCTATCCCTACATACGCAAACGGTTTGTCGTTACCTTGCCACTTCGATATGTAGTCACTTGGTTCATTATCATTTAAACCTTGACCATGTCTGTGTGGTGCGTGGTCATCCCAATTCGCCCCTTGCCCATCCCCAACCCCATCTATGTAAGGCTGTGTACCAAAGAACCAAGGATGTACCCCTACATTCAAGTTTCCTTCGTTTGGTTTTGCGGCAAATGAAACATCCAATGTTGGTATGTTATTCTGATTTAATGTGATGGTTTCAGTCGCACCTATTTTTACTTCTCCTACATCAGCAGGTGTATCTGCACCTTTAGGAAATCTTTCTTGCAGGTCTGGTAGTCTAAATGATGATTGATTAGTACCACCATACTCTGTGCCAATGACCGCCCACAAATCATTGTAAGTACCAAGCGAATTATCAAGTAATGCACCGTCACACCATTTCCAAGTTGCATCTGGTAATGAAGTACCTGCGTACATTAGAATCGTGCCTACCAACGAAGTAGAATCGTTACCGTCTGCCCCGTCTGCCCCATCCGCACCATCCGCACCTTGTTCAACCATTTCATTCCAATAAGTAAGATTGGGTGGTTCGTGGTTAAAGTTATATCCATCAAAAATACTTATCCAAATAGACCCATTGTGTCTTACAGCATGATTTAGATAATAGGGCTGTCCACTTCCCCAATTACCCGCCCACATAATACCAAGAGCAAACATTTCCCAATTTGAGGAAGGGGATGCGGTTGGTGCTTGACCTATATGTGGTGTTTTGCAAACCCACGATGATGCAATATAAGAGACAACATCACCTACTTCGTAATCAGTTAAATTATCCCAACCGCCATCAAGATTCACCGCAGGGTCACCTGAACGGGATTGCGACACAACAACTTCTTCGGCTTCATTAAAAGTGTTACCGCTTATTGATGTTGTTGTATTTGAAAGAACATAAAGAACCATTGTTCCTATTACTACTATTGAATCAACTTCAAACGACACCCACCTGTTGCTATCGTTTGCGGATGTAACACGAATAAGACCTATCTTTCTGTTGTCCATTCGGGGTAGTAACCACTCAAACACGGTTAAGACATTAGTGCCAGAATTATCTGTGGTGCTGATACGGCACTCCGTTGCTTGTCCTATTATTGTGTCGTTGAACGCAATCAAACCAACATCTGGAATAATAATATCTGTTGATTGGTCAAATAGGAATCCAGTTCCGACTCCACCTGCACTCATGTGAACGCCACCTTCAGTAAGAATCTCCCAATACACTGTTGAACCTCTTACGGGTGCTTCGTCAGTGGTGTTTTGGGATGCAATCCATGTTGCACCAATGTATTCAACCGAATCACCAAGAGTGTATGCTATTTCACTAGACCAACCACCTCTCCAAATTATACCCTTGTCCCCTGTTCTCGATAAACTTACCGCAACCTCTTCATCAAGAAAGAAGGGTGCATTTGAAGGAGCAACTGCTTTGTATTCGGATAACGAAAACTCTAGCCAACCACCTGCATCTTCAGTTACACCGTCAACGGTAAATGTTATGAACTCTTGGTTGTCAGTGATGGTTGCAAATGTTATGTAACACTTTTCCGTGCTTGTCGAATCGTTGAACGAGAACATGTAATCAGATAAATCGTTCCCGTCTTTGTCTATATTTGACAACCAAGCCTTTGTTGCTAGAGTTAGGTCTGTGAAAAGAACATCGAAACGAAGTGAGCCGTCTGCATCATCTCCCTCCACATAATCGTAAACGTCATAAATATAACCGTTACCAATTTGACCCCCCGCAGGACCTGCAACAGTTGAATCAGCACCCGTGCCACCCTTATCCGCAAGGATGTCCCAGTAATCTACCCAAGTGACTTGTTGTTCTGGAACTTGGTCAATGGCATTGTGGTCTTGAGTGCAAATGTAACTTTTACCAGTAATCGGATAATACACAGCCTCGTCTACTTCATAATAACCACCGTTGTGTGTTGAAGCCCATTGCCCTGTCCAGACTAAGCCCTCTAGCCCCTGAATACCTTCGTCACCCTTAGATGATATTAAATCCCATCCCGCACTTGGTGGTGGAGTGGCTACCGTATCACTTACACAAACGTAAGAACTACCTAAGTAGTTAACCACTTCGTTTCGATAGTAAATTAGCAATGATTGGAATGCACCCATATTACGCCAAGCCGTTGTTACATATTCCCACCCCTGCGTGTTTCCGTATGGGTGGACAGGTGGTACTTCTGAATTCGAGTCGTGTCGAGAACGCCACATTTGACCATTCTTGATAATTGTTTCATTAAAGCCATATCGAGTATTCGATTGCCAATCACCTCTGTGAATAAACGCTGTGGCAACAATCAATTCCCAATAAATAGTGTTTCTCCAAGTGGTGGTTGGAGGTTCTCGCCCAATGTTTGCCGTAGCACATATCCAAGAACTACCTTGGTGTTCAATGGCATCAAGAATACCGTAATTAGTGAGGGTATTCCAATTACCCCGCCAGTTGATGCCTACTGCACCGTTGTTCACAAGCAAGTCCCAGTGTTCTGTGTCGGTTGATGGTGGTATAGGGTTGATATGTGATTGCTTGATGCAAAAATAACACGAACCACCGTGGTGGACAGCATCGTGTAATTCGTAAAGACCTACTGCAAGCCAAGCACCCCGCCAGTTGATACCGACTGCACCCTGAATCCCCTCGTGCTGAACAATAACCGTTGCAATGTTTTCAGTGACCACTATCTCTGGACTCTGGTCTGTGACAACAATAGCATTCGGTGCAAGCACCTGAAGCGTATTTCCCGCTTCAGTTACAAGCACCGCAGGGCGTAGTTCTGTTATCTCAAGTATGTTGCCCATTACTAATTGCTAGTTCCACCTGAGTAAGTTGATAAAGTGGCATTAGGTGATACGGTTGCTTTACCTTCTAGGATTCTTGTTACTGCACCTGCTGAGTCACGAAGTTCAAGGTCGTACACATTGGTTGAAGGAGCAGTAAGCCCCGTGGTTGTTGCATTCGCAATGACAACCACTATCGTCCCCAATACACCGCCCAAGAAAATACCACTCGTATCACCTGAACCACCTGCCGCACTCGTTAGTGCAACGAGGGCTGTTTCTGATGCGTAGTCCTGTCGAATGTCCATTCGGGCAGAGAAGTTAGATAAGTCAATGGGGTCACCCCCACTGTCTTTGTAGGTAATACTTAATGTGAAAGTGCTACCTTGCTCAACAACAATGTTGTATTGGTTTGCTACTACTGGCATGTCTGTCTCCTGTTAATTTATTTCCAATCACCTGTCATCCATCTAATGATTACTTTCCTGAAACCAAGAGCCAATGCCCCGCCAATCGCTAACCATATCACTGCTTCGCCCAAGTTAAGTGTTGCTAAAATCATGCGTTTTTCCTTTTTACCTTTTCGTAAGCCGCAGAGTAAGCAGGGTCGCTTGCTCTTTTGGCACTTACACTCTCTCGGATAGTTACTTCGCTATCCGCATCCATTATCTTCAAATCTAATTCTGCTTCTCGTATCGACCGCTTTGGAATGAATAGTCCAATCCCCCAGATGAATGAACGAATCAAACCAAGTAGCCCGCTTCGCCACAGGAAGAACAAGACCGCTAATCCACCCACCACCCACAACAATCGACCAGTGAGGACAGCCCACCACGGTACGCTGTCTTCTACGCCATGCAGGTCGCTCCGTATGCCACTTGCTGAAGACTCAATGACTGCTTGCTCGTCTGAACCTTCCTGTGCTTCAGCCTGTATTTCCTGCTGTTCTGAAACACCTTCGGAATCACCGACCGCATCGAACCGTGCGGCAGAAGATGCGGCAAGACCGTCTATGTTGTCAAATCTGTCTCCTGATGATGAGGCAAGTTGCCCGACCTCGATTGCTTTGTTGTCGATTGCTTGCTTCGGAGACCAACAACCCATCAACGCATAAAGACAGATAGCAGTTGCACACGGTCTTAATATAACAATAAGTCTTGACCAGAATAACATTACAATAATCCCTCTTTCTTCGACCGTGATGCCATTTGTTTTACTGAATCCATCGTTACTGGATTCAGTTCGACTGCCGCAACTGCCCAAGGCTTGATAAAGA